GTATTGTAATGTTGGTAGGTTATTTGGCCACTATAGAAAATCTTGGAGATAAAACTAAAAATGCTTTAAGCAAGATTGCTGAAGCTGTTTTAGGATTTGCAGGTGATATTCTTACTATAGGTACAAGCGGATTTAATACTGTTTGGGAAGCCCTTATTCCATCATGGCTTCGCGGAGAAAGTAAATTACCTAACCTAGGTGAGCCTTTATTAAAACTTAAAAAACAATTAGAAGACATGCGTAAGGCTCGCGAAGAGGCAATGGCCAAAGCCGCTCCAAAGCCTACACCTACACCTACACCTCCTACTGGTGGTGGCGGTAGAGATGTCTCGGACACAATTGATGCAATACAAAAACAACGAGAAAAACTTGGTGAAGTAGGTAAACAATTACAGATTAATTTTGATATTGCACTTAAAAAATATCAAGTAGAATCAGATACAGTTGGTGTCAGTGAACAACAAAAAACTATTGCTGAAGCCATAAGCAAAATAGAAATAGATGCTGCCGCTGCCAAGAAGAAATTACAAGATGACTTTAGTGCTTTAAGCAAAGAAGATCAAGCACGACAAGTAGGATTTTATCAAGAACAACTGGCTAACATTGATCAACTTGCTGCCAAACAAAAGACAGCAGAAGAGTCTAGCATAAAACAATTGAATGCTCGTAAGGCTGCATTTGAAGATTTAAAGAATAGTTTAAATGTATTGGGTAATGGTTATCTTGAAGTTGCCAAATTAGAAGCCAAAACTACTATAGATAGTATCAGTGGAACTAATCAAAAGATCGCCGCGGAACAGCAATTTAATGAAATATTACAGCGCCGTGCGGCTGTTCAAGCTGTCATGGGTAAATTAAGTGGCAATGAACAAATACAAGTTGCCAAAGCCTTAGATGTAGCAACATTAAGTACTGCCAGATTAATTGGTGCTACTGATGATTTAGGTTCAGCATTTGCAGAAACATTCAGTAACCAATTACGCAAAGCTGGTGCAAGTAGTGATGTTATCCAACAGGTAATCAGTGGATTAGCAGGTCAAAATTATGCACTTGCTGAATCAACAAGAGCCATAACAGAAGCACAACAACAGGCCGCTGAAAACAGTCGTAGTTTCTCAGCTGGATGGAGTCGAGCATTCAATGATTATGTCAGCAATGCTACTAATGCCGCAACAATTGCCAGTGGCATATTCAACAAATTTGCCAGTGGTATTGAAGATTACTTTATAGATAGACTCAAAGGTATTGATGGCGGCTGGAAGAAATTCTTAGCTGGCTTGGCTGAAGAAATTGCTCGTAGCCAGATTAGACAATTGCTGGCAAAAGTTTTATCCTTTGGTGGAGCCAGTGCAGGTGCGGGTGGAGTGTTGAGTGGTGGCGGCTCCAGCAGAGGCAACAGCCCAAGCAATCCAGTATGGACTAATGACATCAGTAACAAAATGTCCAGTGTTGCTAACCAAGGCGCCAGTGTAAGCAATGAACAAGCTGGATTCTTTGAAGAATTAAAAGCCACTATCAGTGACTTTGCATCCAATGTGGGTAGTTTCTTAAGCAACATGTTTAGTGGCTTGGGTAATTTAATCAGTAACTTGACCTCAGGCTTGGGCAGTATACTCAGTAGCATTGGTGGTACACTGTTTGATATTATTGGTAGCATAGGTGGTACATTATTTGATGTTATTGGATCACTAGGTTCAGGCTTGGGAGACATACTGGGTAGTATTGGCGGTGGTGGAGGCGGAGGAGGCTTCCTCAGCACATTGTTTGACATAGGCTCCAGCATATTTGGATTTGCCAGTGGTGGCGTTATTCCCAACAACAAACCAGTGTTAGTCGGTGAGCGTGGCCCTGAATTATTATTTGGTGCAGGTGGTATGGGAGTCATGAGTAATCAAGATTCCTTTGGTGGTGGTTCAACTGCTATTACATACAATATCAATGCTGTAGATGCACTGAGTTTCAAACAGATGATTGCACAAGACCCAACCTTCTTGTATGCCGTGACAATGCAGGGTGCTAAAGGCATACCTAATAGGAGATAATAATGAGTGATTTTCAATGGATATTTGATAATGCTGAATCATTAAGCATTAATAGAAAAAAGATGGTAGCACAAACAACAGCTCGTGATGGTAGTATCCGTACTGTTAGTCGTGGTGCAATGCCAAAAAGATTTACTGTAAAATTGCCTGATGGCTTGCGTTGGACTGATATTAGAAATTATATTACTGCCGCAGAAGCATTGGATAAAGTAACAACTGCCAGTGTAACAATAGGTACTGCTTCAACTGCACCATTTGGTTGGTACTATGGAGCTAATACTGTACCATCAGTGGCCGATACTTATACTGTGCGTTGTGTGGAGTTTCCTGAGTGGACTATCTTTGCTCGTAACCAAGTCAGTTGGAGTGGACCATTTGTGTTTGTTGAGGTCATCAGCTGATGCCAATCCTAAATGAATACCGTGCAATTGAAAGTTATTTGTTGATACGAATAACCGTGCCTGAATACAAGGCTACTCCCAACAGCACACCTGTGTCTACTATTTTAACATTCAGTGATGCACCATTCAAAACAGGCATTGTCTATGATGGATTGCTTTATGCAGGCTTGGGTACATTATTAAATGTGACCAGTACCACAAGTGAACTGCGGCCAAGTTCAAGTGAACTAACTATTACTATCAGTGGTGTACCTAACAGCAGTATTAGTGAAATTGTTAATAGCAAAATGAAAGGTTGTGCAGTGGCCATATTTCGTGCGTTGTATGATCCATCAACAGGTAATACATTAAACATCAATGGCGGTAATGTCTTGGCTCGTTATAGAGGATTTATAAACAACTATACCTTGACAGAAGAATATGATGTTGTCAGTAGAACCAGTAAAAATGCTCTGCTGTTAATTTGCAAAAGTAGCATTGATGTTTTACAAAACAAAATGGCAGGCCGTTTGACTAATCCAACAAGTAACAAAAGATTTTATCCCAACGATTTGAGTATGGATCGCGTGCCTGCATTACAAAATACCAGTTTTAACTTTGGAGCACCCAAATGAGTTTTCTTGATGACTTGGTAGACATAGGTTCCAGTGTATTTGGAGGAGAAGGCCTAGGTGCCAGCTTGGCTCGTACTGCTCTAGCAGGATATGCACTTAGCGAAATAACCAACAGCCTAAAGCCTGAAGATTCCAAAGATGCTGCCAAAGATCCTACCAATGCGGCTGCTGTGGACAAAGGTGTTAGACAGCAAGTGGATGCATCAACTGATAACAGTGTGCCTGTGGTGTATGGTAAGGCATTTACTGGTGGCAAAATATTTGATGCTTACATGACTCCAGATGGAACCACTATGTTCTTTGCCTTGGCCATCTCGGAAGTCACAAGAAAGTTCAGCAACACGGGTGAGTCACTGGGACAGATCAAGTTTGAAGGTGTTTATTGGAACAACAGCAGAGTAATATTTGATGTAGACAATACCACAGTATTGGGTTTGTATGATGAAGGCTCAGGTTCAACGGTAGACCTTGGTGGTATGGTGGACCCCAGTGGCGGCTTGATTAAAATTTATTTGTATAATGAAGGCAGTCGTTATTCAACCATACCTACTGATCGTTGGAGCCCGGGCAGTCCTTATCCCAGTGGCTTGGCTTATGCGTACAATGTCATGCCCAATTGGACTCCTAACCATTTATGCAATGATTTGGTATTTGCCATTGTGAGAGTTGTGTACAACAAAGATAAAAATGTAACTGGATTAGGCGATTTAAAATTTAATGTGAATAATCCACTCAACAATCCCGGAGATGTGCTATTGGATTACATGACCAATACTCGCTATGGTGCTGGTATTACACTTGAGGACATATTCAATGGCTAATAGTTTAACCAACTTAAACACTTATAGTGCAACAACTTTGTCTTTCACAGACAACAGAACACCCAGCATCAGTTTTGATCGAAGCTCATCTGCAAATCAAACTGGCAGTTTTACCAGTGGAGTCCGTACCACACGAGTACCTGCTGGCATCAATATTGTTAATATCATCAATGGTTCTAGTTTGGCAATTTATTATCAAATCAATGTCAGCACTATCTCAGGTGCCACAGTTGCTTGGAGTACAACACCCAGTGGATGCACAGTAACTAATCCCACTACTGGTGTTTATAGAATGACCAATATTACCACAGTGGATCAATGGAACACAGTTAAAAGCCCAACAATAACATTACCCAACAATGCCGCGGTGCATTATGAATATTCTGCCAGTATTGTTTATACCACAGGTTCAAAATCATGGACAATAACATTAGATGGCAGTGAACAAGCGTCTTTGGCCAGTACTACCACTGTAACTACAACGGGTAAGCGTGTGAGATTTGGAGTTGCTAGTGCTGTTGCTAGATTTGCATTTGCTATACAATTAACTCCTGTAGTATTTGAACTTGGTGAACTCAATGATGTGTATTTTGCAGCCAATAATTTATATCCAGGAACAGTGCTGACAAGTTATCCGCAGTTGACCAATACCTACTCCACAGGTTGGACAGTAGTGGTCACGCCAAGTGATGCTAATGCAGTCACATACATTTACAGTCCCATAACTAGCTCGGCTGGTGGTACTAGAACATTTGATGATACAACTCATGCCATGACAGTGACTGGTACAAGAACACAGATCAATGCCACCTTGGCCAGTTTGTATTACACAACACCTGATGCAAGCCGCAGTGATTTTGTTTTGACTTATTCAGCTAGTAATAGCAATGGAGTTGCTGGCAGTAAGATTCAACAATTTTATACCACAGAATATATTAGTGCAACTCGTGCTGCCGATACATACGCATTTAATACAGCAACTAGTATCACCGGTGGTGCATTAATAACTGATAGACACGCAGATGGCCTTGGTTATTACATCATGACTGTTACACCTAGTACTATCAATGCTGTACAAACCATGAGTAGTACAGGCAAATACGGAGTAGCCAACACATTTAGTATAAGTCCTTCAACTACGCAAAGTTTATTTGGTCAAACAATTGCGGCTGCTGTGGATGATAGTATTTTATTAGTAGGCGCACCGGGTGCAAACAAAGTATTTGTTTATAATAGCTCATATGCATTAACCAATACCATAACCGGAGATGGCCAATTTGGTACCACTATAGGCATAAGCCAAGACAAAAGTACTTTTGTAATTCATAGTCCAAGTACCAGTGTTACAGTCAGTGGAACACCTCGTACTACTGTTGGAGTGCATAAGGTTTATACTGCTAATGGTTCTTTACAAGCAACCTTGTTGCCAGAGAATCTTGGTGGCACTTATAGCAATGCTCAATTTGAATTAGGTGGTATCAGCGCCGATGGCAATACCATAATCATTTATAGCCGAAGATATAGTGCAGGGTCAAAGTACATTCGTATGTTCACAAGAGCAGGCACTGCTTGGACTGAAAGCGCAGTAACAACTCTAGGTGGCCAAGGCGATATTGATGGCATTGGTGCGTATGGTAATGTTGTATTGGATTACACTGGCAATAAACTATTTGTTGGTAGTCCTAACCATGCAGTCAATGACGCAGGCACAGGTGGTGCTGTGCTGTATTATACAAGATCAGGCACAACTTGGACATTGGCTCAGACCATTAGACCTAGCGATCCATCAGCTGGTAACTATTTTGGAAGAACAGTTAAAATTGCTTATGATAATTCAAGATTAACCATTGAAAGCAATTTAGCACAATACACATTTGTTTATTCAAGCACTTGGCAACAACAAGATAAAATTACTTCGCCTGCTTATGGTATGACTGACAGTGGTCAAACATTAATTACTAGTGATGGTAAAATATATGCTAGAATTGGTGGCTCTTGGCAACAAACAGGTCAATTTACACCTCCAGCAACTGGATCATTAAGAACTGTAAGTGTATCAGGAATTATATATTACGGTGATACACAAACTACCATTAACGGATATCAAAACACAGGTAGTGTCATAGTTATTGCTCGAGGACAAGGTACAAGTTTCAATAACACAACCAAAGTCTTAACATTGTCTGGCACAAAGGCAGACATTAATTTTGATATTGATACTATACAATTAACACCTGGTACAGGTTATACAGGCAATTTTGTATTAACTTATACTGTGACTACACCTGAATTAATCTCAGACAGTAGAGATCAAACAATTACAAGAGCATAAGGATCAGCAATGGCAGAAATATCAGCATTTAAAATTAATGGTGTCATTGATACCAGCAAGTCAGTACTCAGCAATATAGATGTGCTTTGCCGTGCAAGTGGATGTTGGTTGACCTATGATTCAACCACTGCGTTATGGAGTGTGATTATTAATCGTGCTGGCAGCAGTGTAAAATCATTTACAGATGCTAATATTATTGGATCAATTAATATCACAGGCAGTGGCATTGACAGCATGTACAACAGCGTGGAAGTAACTTATCCTAATCAAGATTTGTTAAACAATCGCGACAGCGTAAACTTTGTTGTGCCTGATGCAAAAAGATTTCCTAATGAACTAGATAAGAAATTGACCATTAGCTTGGACTGTATTAATAATGAAATCCAAGCGGCTTACATTGGTGCTATTGAATTAAATCAAAATCGCATAGATAAAATTATACAATTCAAAACTGACTATTCAGTATTGGGTTTAAAAGCAGGTGACTTAATTGATGTGACCAGTACTATGTATGGATACACGCGAAAGGTATTACGTATTACCAAGATTGCTGAAGAAGATGCGGATGATGGCACAATTCAATTAAGCATTACAGCATTGGAATACGATGAGACAGTTTATAGTACTGCTGGCCTAATCTATAATGCAAGAACCACTGCTACTGGTGTTGTACCCAAGTCAGCCAATACTGCATTGAACGCATTGGATAAAGCAAGCCAATCTAATATTGTATATACATTCCAAACAAGTTTTTTTAATATTCCAGGTATTAGTCCAAGCAGTACATACAGCACTTTCTTCAATCCCTCCACATTGACTTTGATTGATTTGGCTAAATCTACCAAAGTTCCTTACACAGGCACATATAGAATTAGTTATTTGGTCAATTGGGGCAGTGATTTTGAAAAGGTCAACAATGAACCAATCAATTTGCCTAATAGTATAAGAAAATGGACTGTGGTTATAATTTACAAAAATGGTGTATTATATGAAGGTGATTTGGGTGATGGACAATCAACTACCATTATTAAAGGTGATGATTTAAATGCAGATGCCAATGTGTCTGGAATATTCACAGCCAACAAAGGTGATACCATAGGATTTTATCTGTATGCAAGAAGTGATTTGGAAGCAGTGGCTAATAACTTGCCAGTAAGTCAAGTTGCTGTGACAGGAACTTTACAACTGTTAAGCGCCTAAAAAAATACCCGCTAGTAGCAGGTATTAAAGGTGTTAGGGAGGATTATAATTGGAGATAGGGCAATGGCTGTAGCCCAGTCAATAGAAGAGTTTGATATGCCATCAAACAGTGAAGCCTTGTAGCATCACTACCTCCCTAACGCATTTATTTATCTGTACTTCTTTATAATGCTGTTATTTGTGACTATTTCTGTGTGATCCTTGTGTTCAGTAATTCGTGTTTCAGTCACTGCGCCTTGTTTGGCCCAAGCATGATAAGCCCGTTGTGCTGACCCGCTGTTCAAAGCCAATTCACCCGTGGGCATCAAGTATTTGTGACAAGTAGCACAGCGAGTCTTCCAATGCGGATGCGGATATTGCACATGGCGTTTTTCAACAATCTGATCCGGAACAATATCTCCACAGCCCAATTGGCACAAGCGTTCCACTGGTTTTAATCGGATAAATTTAAAACCTAGAGTGGGATTAGTCTTTCGATCAATTTCAATCCAGTTACCTTGGTACAGTACTTGGGTAATATCGTCAGGTGGGCGTGAGCCATCAGTCACTGGTTTAAGTTCTTTGACTTCTGCAACCTGTTGAATAAATTCTTTTAATAGTTTATTGTCCATACCATATTTAAATTTGTCTAGTTAATAAAACTTTTAAACTGGTTTTTTGGGTTTTATTAAGGTTTTTTTGTATTCGAGGTAAATACATGACCAATTGCAATTGGACACAACCTTAAAGGAATATAAAATGACAGCAGCCTCAGACT